AAAGAAAAGACAGGGGGGGTGTCCGTTGTGGCTAAAAAAACGCCCTGTGACTTCTTACCCTTACTAAGATTGCATCGCTTGCAAGCAGGCACCAGGTTATCTAAGCTCATTGGGTCACCACCGCTAGCTATAGGTATAACGTGGTCGACCTGATTGGCCTCTTGGCCACAATAAAAGCACGTCCAGCCCCCAGCGTTTAACACCTGTAAACGCCGAGCCTTGTAGCGCCTACCGTCTCTTGGGTCTTTAGCTTTCACTTAGTAATGCCCTACCTTCTTGTGATGATCTAAAGCCTTGCAAGGATTGCCGTAACGTTTAGCAATATACTTTAAGCCTAAGTCTATCTGCTTATATGGGTTGCGCTCTGTCATCTTTAGCAGCTGTGGTATGCCGTATGCGCTGCTTTTAGGATTCTTAGCTGTAGGTGACCATTGGCTTTCCATACGCCATAAGACTACTAAACACCTATAAGACTTATCATCTAATAACTTCATATGAGCATATAATTTATAGCTCTCTACGTTTGGATTGTAAGCCTTTGCTGGCGTAATCCCAATTACACATAGCACGGCCAAAAGCACCAAACTACGCCTGCGAGCTATCCGCCTCAGCGGCTCGCCAGCGAGTTGTGATGCTAGCGTATGTGTCAAATAGGCTGCAACTTTGAGCGTGGCGTTGGGCGTGTTTCCACAGTTATTAGTGCCTGTGGATAACTCCTGTGGATAACTATTTAGCATCCTTGCCCCAACCTGTGCCCCTAAATATGGCACCTACTGGGTCATAGATACGGCGCATATCAAAGCCACAACACTTAGGTATGTTCACATCGTGTATAGATCGCTGCACCTCATAGCGTATTGAGCAGCTAATACACTCATACTCATACATCGGCATTTATAGCCTCTAGTATTTCTTGTCCTAAAGCGTAAGGCACCATAGACCTCAACCTAGCATTTCTTAATTTACCTGTGCCGCCCGCATTAGTGCCCGCTGGGCTTGATTCGTGGCACGTAGCACCAGGCCTGCATAATGGTCTAGATATCCAGTTAATTGTGCCCCATAAATCGGTTGGTTTCATACGAGTATCGCCATATTGGCAATAGCTCACCGTCCACCTTTGTAAGTCTTTAACAACAGCCTGACTACGTAGCATCCCTCTAGGGTTTTCCATAATCCAACCATAAGTAGGTTTTAAGTCTTGCATTAACTTAACTGTATGACCCACCATAGCCAGCGCTTCATACACAGCTGGGTGTTTAGGTACAGAGTTGCCTTTTGTGCCTTCCCAATACTTCCATAAACTAGCCACGCTAAACTTTTGGCAAGGCGGTGAGGCCCATACAAAGTCAGGTTGGCCGTACTTTGCAATTAGACCCTCAGCCGTAAGCGCCAAAATGTCACGCTCGTGAGCCTCAAAGTAATCGTCTAACTCAACCTTAATAATGGTATGACCTGCATCCTCAAAAGCCTGTGTAGCAGATCCTGTGCCTGCATAAAAGTCAAATACCAGCATAATCAACCAAGAGGCATACACTCATTTTGCTACATACCGTGCATTGTAAAACTTTTACGTTAGGTGGCAGGTTATCGGTCACTATGCGCTCTATCTGCTCGGTTATTTTCTTACAGCTGCGGCACTCAAAGCGTATTGACTCACTCATAGCTGCACCGCCTCTGAGATAGGCAAAAGGGCCACGGTCTTATCAACCTGGCCCGTACTGTCAAACTCTGTCTTAGCAGGCAGCCTTTTAACTGACCACTTAACCGTTATCTTACGCAGGTTAAAGGCGTAGATGCCCTTAGGTGTGGCATTAACGTAAAAGGGCGTAAAGCCCAGGCGCTCGGCCTGTTGAATTAGCGCATCATACTTTTCTTGCTCTATGAGCAGGTCATCGTAATGCGTGTGCCTGCATTTTAGCTCTATGTGCAACTTATAGAGGGTGCTAGTAGCATCGTGGTACTCATACTGGTCAGATGACTTAGTTAAATCCTCTAAGTATCGGCCTTTAATGTAGTTAAATAGCTCTTGCTCTGTGTCTATCATCGGCAGCCCTTGCAAAACCATATAATGTTTTCAAAGCTGTTTTTTTGATAGCCAAACTTATCTAGTTGTGCCACAAGAGCGCACTTATCGCATTGTTCAACCTTGTACTCAGCTGCTAACTCACCGTTAACAAAGAGTTTGCCTGTCATCTCTTTAAGGTTAATTAACTCGTAGCTCTCGCTCATACCTGGGGCGCCCAACCTGTAGATGTCTGCATATACCAAACGGGGTCACATTGTGTTGCCTTGCTCTTTTCTATGCAGCTGTAATTGCCCCACTCTTTGCCTGTCTTGGCGCTAGTGCCAGTACGCCAAACGCGGGCACCGTGTTTACACTCAGGTTTGCCCTGTAGGTAGATGCCGCCTAGCTCGTTTTTAACTGCCTCTATGGTCTGTGCTACAGGTGTGGTAGCCCATAGATCATCGCTAACAGGTGCTACGTCTTTAGTGCTAAGCGCCTCTACCTTTTCCATATCCTGTTTTGTACTGCGAGCAATACCGCCAGGTGTAAGCAAACCGATAACGCGCCCGTAAGCGCTTGTTACTGCGTTTTCTACCCAAAAGTGCAGGTTTACGCCACGGTCACTACGCATCTCAAAGGCATAATCTACGGCGCTTGGTAGGTGATCTTCGTACTCTTTGTAGGCCTCAGCCTTAACCAAAATATAACCTTTTGTTATGTCTATATCCTCAATATATGCCACTAAACGTAGCGTGGGATATTCTGCACGCGCCCTAATAATCCTGGCGTTGACATCCTCGTAGCCTTCTAAAAAGTTACTCATCGCTTGGCCTCAGCTTCTTTTAGCGCCTTAGCGATATTACGGCCACGTAGGTAACCTTCACCCAGGCCTACTTTGTAGCCCATTTCATAAGCTGCGTAGATAAATAAGCCCATAAACAGGCAAACCATACCCACCACTATTAGATCTAAACTGTTCATCTTTCGCCCTTTGTTAAGGCCGATAAGCTACTTATCCGAGTAGCCCTCTCGGCGTGTGTAGTTAAAGTATGAACCTAGCTACTGACAAAAGGCAACGCGACACGCCCTACTTACTAAGTCTGTCCTCTAGCAATAGCTCATAGATTTTATCTACACGCAGCTCAATACGCTCAACCCTACCTTTAAGGTTATGCCCGCCGTTGCCGTCATCGCGTAACTCAGATAAGTAATACTTAACAAGGTGCCGCACAAGCCCAGCCATAAGCCCTGAAAGCGTAGCGATCCCCAACGCTACGGCTATGTATGCCTGGGCCTGTGACACTTACTTAGCGCCTATTCCCAGTTGCTTTTCATTAGGTGCTATAGCTTTAAGTACTGGCCCGATTAGCCCAGCAAGAAAAGCATTAGCTAGTACTTTAGGATCTGAAATTCCGCTGAGATACAGCGCACCCACGCACGATATAGCTGCACGTAGGTAAGACAAGGCCGCAGCCTTTAGTTGCTCTTGCATTGTATTGCTCCTTAAATGCCCCTTAGTTGACTTGTCTTAATACTGCAATCGTATGGCTTGATGATGCCGTAATACCGTAAAGGCCTTCATTGTCACCTACAGGCACCTGCATTTTATCGCCATTATCTAGTTTGTATCCGTTAGTTGTAGTTACGTTGGCATCGCCTAAATACACAGCGCCGCCGCCTAGATTATGTAGCCATACGGTTTGGTCCATAATGTTAGCTGCTACCAATAATGTAGCTGTAGTACCTACGCTTACTTGTGAACTAGTTGGCATTTTCTATTCCTAACTTAGTAATTAAAGCCCTGACCTTTTCAGGGCTTAGTGCTATCTCAAAGTGCATCTCATCTTTTCTAGTCCAATCCCCGCCCCAGGTTAGCCCGTACTTTTTAGCCAGGGCACGGATCATAGGTACCTTAGCTGCATCAAACGTGCCTACCTTGCCTAAAGGGTGTTTAGTAGCGTTAAGGTCTATAGCTGTACCACTAGCGTGGTTACTTAGTTTGCCTACCACACCTCTTACGTCTCTGTAGGCATAGCCCCAATCGTCAAACGTGCCGCCTTCTATTGGCTCTATTAGCTCGTTAAACTCTTTAGCAAAGTTAATAAGCAACGGCGCTACCTTTTCTGCGCAGCGGATTTTAAGGCTTGTGCCCTCCACCTTAAAAGGCTTTACGCCTATCTCGGCCTGATCCTTAGATGCTGGCCAGCCGTTGTAGCTAGTCTGCATTAAAGCCCTAAAGCAGCTAAATCATCAACAGTTAAACCAAGTGCAGCAAGTTTTGCCTGTGCCGCTTCTTTGGCTGCTTGCGTTGCTGCTAATTCATTTTCCATTGCAATTTGTGCTAAACGCATTTCAGCCCAATCAGAACAAGCCTTTTCATATTCCTCACCGACTAATTCAATAATTTCGTCATTGACTGTCTGAAACATCTGAGAATTTTCAGCTTTGCATTGTGCAACAAGTTCATTTTTTGTCATTATTATGCCTTCCTGTACCAAAATGTCACACCATAACTGTCACCATTTGCCATTGTGTATGGAAAACCAGCATTAATGCTGTTCATTCTTACTCTGTCTGGACTTGTCACCGCGTAAGTGTAACGAATTTCCATTGTTGTCGTTGAGTTCATAGCCAAGCCACACCAAACTTGAGCTTGACCAGCTTTTGAGATTAGACCAGTTCCCCAATTTAGTACAGTTGTGTGAACACCCGTAACTGGCAAACTGAAAATTGCG